AAATAAAAAAATATGGCTACCAGATACTCTTATTCTGAAATATTAAAAACTAGAGATACAAAAAGACAATATTTAGAAAGTGTAATTTATCCTAAAATAAAACCAACAGATAATGATATATACATCATTTCAGAACAGATGGATAAATTAGATACTCTTGCATTCAAATACTATGGTGATGCAAGTTTTTGGTGGATTATAGCAGCAGCTAATAATATTAATGATGCAACACTTTATATTGAACCAGGTATACAGATAAGAATACCAGTTGAAATTGGTATGATACTAAAAGATTTAGATAATCTAAATAATAAATAATAAGTTATGCCATTTCCTTTTATAAACAGACCTTTTTCAAAAGATGTTAAAAAAAAATTAGATGCAAGAGCATCTAATAAAATAAAAATGAATTACTATACTCCATTTATATTTTTAAGTTGTGGAGTAGAAGTTGGAAAATACCAAGGTTGTGTAATATCAGATCACTTTAAACCAGAAGAAAAGTATCAATTAGGTCCTAGTTTTCTAGGTTATGATTTAACTGGTAAAAAAATTGAAGTAAATGGAGAAAAAGATAGAAAATTAGGAGCACCAATTATAGAATCAATGGATATTGATACCGATGGTGGAAATAATACTCTTAAAACAGCTAGATTAGAAATAAGAATTTTTTCACAAAAGCAATACGAATTATTTGAATTATTTTTTTTAAGAGCAGGTAGATATGTTGTTTTAGAATATGGTCATAATTTTCCTGAAACAAAACAAAAAATAGCTGCAAATTTTTTTGGTATTCGTAATTCTTTTTTAAATGGAATAAAGAATATAAATACATATGCATCTGAATTTTTAAAATATTCATCGGCAACAGGAGGTAATATAAAACAGCAAAGACAAAGTTATTTAGATGTATTGAAAAACACAAATTATGATTATGATTTTTGGACTGCAATGGTAATGAATTTTAATACATCATATGAAGCAGCATCGCAGACATACAAAGTTAGTTTAGAAATATCAGCAGGGAATGAATTACAAATGTGGTCTACTTTAGAACAAAATGTAAGAAAAACCAATGAACTAGATGAACAAAATGCAGAAATACAATTTCAATCTAAAACACCATATGAGGGTTGGATAAGAAAATTAGCGAGCGATACTGGATATACTAATCTTATAAGTTTAATGATATCTCAAGAATCAAAATGGAAAGATGAATTTTTTAATTGGGGAATTATAAATGAAAAAGATAAAGATAACCAATATAGCAAAAATCCATATCTTTCTATGAAAGTTATTGTTTATATTTTAAATGAAGCGGAAGCTTGGAAAACTCAAACTGAAAAAGTAAATATTTCAATATTTGGTACAAAAGATAATCCAATTATTCCAATGAACTCTGATAAAAATATAATATCAACAACCGATTATTTCATTATACCAGGAAAATTACCAAAATTAAATGTTGGTAAAGATAATAAAAGCTATGTTTTAGAAACATATCAAGAATGTTTAATAAATGGAAAAAAATTTCATATAAATGAAAAAGAATCGGATTTTACTGTACCAACACAAGATAATGTATTAATTTCCGATGATAAAAAATTTATAGCAACTGGATATGTTGGAAATTTATTGAATGTATTTATTAATTATAACACATTTTTAAGCGCATTAAAAGAATCAATAACATATGCTGATTTTTATGGAAAAATTTTAGATATTATTAATACAAATATGTTTGGTTTATGTAAACTTGAAATAGGTGCTTTATTTGGTGATATGCCAAAATCACCACTTACTATACTAGATAAAAAAATAAAACAAGAAGCATTAAAATTGAACGGTGATGATATTTACAGATTTAGATTAGGACCAATGGGAACGGAACCAAAACAAGAATCAATAGTTATTGATTTTAATTTTAGTATTGAATTGAGTAATTTGATGGCATCGCAGGCAATGTATAATAGTTCTATTGAACAAATACAGCAGAAGGAACCTAAAAATATAGTAACGGTATCTTTAGAAGAAAAATTTAATCCTGAATTAAATTCTACTCCAAATGCTGATGGATTAACTGCTATTGATAAAGTAAATGAACTTAGAACAAAAAGGCAGAAAGAAATTAATATAGAATATGAAAAAAATAATCCAAAAAAAGCAGCAACTGAATTAACACCAAAAGAGGCTGAAGACAAAAATGCAAAATTAAATGAAGCATTACAACAAAAATATGTTAAATTTAAACCAAAGCAAGATGAAGACCCTAAAAATGGTGAATGGGGTTTAATTATGAATGATAAAAGGTTAGTAAATAGTTTTTTAAATAGAAATTATTTAAATGCATCTGTACTTACAAATATAGAATGTAGTTTAACAATAGATGGTATATCTGGATTAAGTTGTGGAGAATTATTTCAAATAGATGGTGTTCCAGAAATATACAATCAACATGGATTTTTTCAAATAACAAATGTAAAACAATCCGTAAATGAAAGTGGTTGGAGAACATCAATAGAAGCTATGTGGAGGTATAATATTCCATCAGCACCAAGGCAACCTGCAGGAAAAGTATAAAAATGTATAAAAATCTAATTGAAACAAAATCTAAATCATTAACTGAAATACAAATACCAGAAACATTTGTACCAGAACCTATTGAATCAGATTATGAAAATGGTTTTATTGAAAGATATTTTATTCAAAAAGCAAATGATAACTCAAGTTTTGTTTTTGAAATAAATGATATTATTGCAAATAAAATATTTTCAAATCCATATTGGAAACAAATTGTTGTAATATGGAGAATATCTGGCCCGATTGATGTAATCAAAAATGAAAAAACAGGAATTATAATTGATAATGGTGTTTATAACGATAATATAAAAGAAATAGCAAAAGCTAAAAAACAAATTCCAAATATAGGTTCCTATCTCATAAATCCAATGCAATTTTATAAAGGAAGAATTTCCTAATTCGGAATATTTTTCTTATATTCGTAAGGTATGAAGTTAATTGAAACAGATATCACCTTACAATCTCTAACTGATATTAAGTTATTAGTACCAATATGGAGTTCTCCCAAAGGACACGAACTTGCATCTAATATATCATTTTTTTATTACAAAACCAAATCGGATGAAGATGGTATAATCAATATCAATCACATAGATGCGGACAAGTGTGATATACAATTAGTATATTCACTAATAACCGAAGATACATTAGTTTTAGGAAATCGTTATATGAGGGGTTTAGGAACGGATTACGAATGGGTTTATTTTGAAGAGTACGGAGTTCCATTTGATATCAAAGACTTCTGTAATCGTTTGTATTCAACTCACAGAACTGATTTCAATGAACTCAATGATTGTATTCCCATAATGAAATGGTATGAGATATTGAGTACAATGTTAGTACCGGAAATCGGAAAAGATTGGTACAAAAGGTATTCAGATAGTATAACCACATTGGGAAGGCTGGAAGGGGCTGGGGTGCTGGTCGATGTAGAAAAATTTACAAATAGTTATAACTTCCCTGTTCAGCATATCCACTCCGGACTCGTCTATACGAAATACAATCCATATACCATTACTGGCCGTCCAACTAACCGTCATTTAGGGGTTAATTGGTCTGCCATGCCCAAAGATGATAGGACGAGAGAGTGTGTGATAAGCCGATGGGAAGGGGGTTCACTCCTACAATTTGATTACGAATCGTATCACATACGCCTAATAGCAAGAATGATTGCATACCCTCTACCAACCGAAACATCGGCACACCAATACTTTGCCGATATATACGGAACCGATTACGAAACGGCAAAGGGAATCACATTCCGATATCTTTATGGCGGACTTGATGAAAGAGCGGAGAGTATACCATTCTTTCAAAGAGTTGCTGCGTTTATTAGAGACCAATACCGTCTGTTTATTTCAACGGGAAAACTAAAGACTCCGATAATGGGTAGAGAGATACCGTTTCAAAGGATAGAGGGTGGTGGTGAACAAAAAGTATTCAATTATCTTCTTCAAGCGACGGAAACCGAACTGAACTATACGAAACTACGGGAAATGATGGATTGGTTTGAAGGGAAGCAATCCAAGCCGATTTTATATACCTATGATGCATTTCTCATTGATGTACACCCGGCGGAACGGGATGAAATCCGAAAAACCTTACCGACAATGTTAGAGAGGGGTGGATTTCCTGTCCGAACCTATGAGGGAAAAAACTACGACGGGTTAGAACCTTTAAGTTAAAAATCTTATATTTATATCATATATAAGTAAAATTATGTCATTATGAAACTAGTAAATTTAATACCCCTTAAGGAAATTGATTTTCCGACACAGGATGCATTTGATGCCTATAATAAGCAGCATAAATTAAGACCTGATACGAAAGTAACGGTAGCAGGTAAGAAAACAACTGCCGCCCAAGCTGCACAAAATTCGGCACCTGTAAAAGGAACTTCTGTATTTAGTGGGGATTCCGGAAATACAGGTTCAGATAATGATTCTAAAAAATTCGATGATAATATTAAAAAAGTTACGAATAGAGATAAAAAAATAAACGATCTTGAAAATCAAGCTGATGATTTAAGAAAAAAATCGGTAGATACAGATAGAGAGGTGCAGCAAAAATATCCTAATTGGGCATCAAAAGATCCGGAATATCAGAAAAAAAGAGCGGAATTGGAAGCTATATCTAACAGATACAACTTTCAACTCAGAGATATTCGTAAAAATATTGATAAGATGAAACCATCCGTAATGAAATTTGGTAACAATACTCAAAAAGATGTAACGGATTGGTTTAAAAAAAATAATGTACCATATGAACTTAAACATGATGGTAAATCTATCTTTAAAGACCTACAATTTGATTGGGAAAATTTTCCAAAAGATAAAGTAAAAGAATTTAAAGATTTAGCAAAAAAAGTAAGAGATAAAGAAGGCATATATAAAGCCGGAGAAAATGATTTTAATAGCGTATTTTTTATAAATAATTGATAAGAATAAAAAGATGACTCCAAATTTTGATGAAATACTTTTAGAGTTAGGTTATAAATTCGGTATTGTAGATTTGTCCAAAGAGAATCAGATAAACGAATTAATAGAGATATTAAAGAGTTATGGTGTGGATTCTCCAAATGAGGTTGCTCAAAAAGCAAGAGTGTATTTTGCTTATTTGAATGAAGCAAAAACACCAGCGGAGGATATTTTAAATAAAACTGTTTCAAATACTGAAACAGGCAATAAAGTTAAAGTTAGTACAGCATTACAATATAAAAATTCAGATAATTTAGGTCAGCAAGCTGCATATCAACAAGCACAAGCAATGTTTCAATCTGCAGGATATTCTGATAAAGAAATTGATAAGTTATCAGGAAGTTCTAAAAAAGATGAACCAACACAAAAACCAAATGGTCAAAATGTTTTTGGTAAAGGAAAAGGTGGTAATGTATTTGAACCAAAAAGTGGGGTTAAAAAAGAAAAAAGTTCTGATAATAGAAAAAATCCAAACGAAGGAGAAGTAATAAAAACAATTAAACCTGAAGAATTAAATCAGATAATTGATAAGTATGTTGATACAGGAGAACCATCTTCACCTGATATGAGAGAAAGGGAGAAAAATTATTCTAGACAAGATATGGCCGAAGGGTATTCGGATGAAGAATTTTATTCAAAAAATAATAGGAAAAATTTAGAAAAAGATAAAATAAAAGTAAGACAACAACCATATAAAATAGATTCTAAAACTAGAAAGTCATTAACTGATGCAGGATTTCCAGAAAAATATATTAAATTTATGGAAAGATGTATCAACACTCAAGTTAAAGGTAAAAAACCACCTGTAACATTGTTAATACAACAAGGTGGAGCAGGACAAATACAATCTCAGTTTGGTGAAGTTTGTGCAATGGCATTTATGTCAATAAGAAATTCGGAACAAAGAAAAAAATTAGCAGGAATGTTAATATCAGAAATAAAAAAATCTTCCGAAGAATTTGGGGGTGGTAAAGCATCTGCAATAGCTACACCAGATTGGGTAACAGCATCTCTTTCACATGCCGAAGCATTTGATTCTACAATGGATGAAAGATATGGTAAAGGAAGATGGAAATTTGAAGGAGCAGCTTGGGATATTAAAAACGATATAGAAGGGTTAGGATTGGATTACGCTAATAAAGGATTTTCAACTGATGTACTTTTAAGGGTTCAACCAACTGATTCAAAAGGAAATCCAAAAGGACCTGCACAAGCTCAAAGGTGCTCTCTTAAAAAAGATGAAAAGATTTTCTTTTTTAATGGTTCAATCAATGAAGTAAATAATTTTGTTTTGAATTATTTGGACGAAAAAGAAAGAAAAAAAGTAAAAGCATATGAATCCATAATTGGTAAAACAGGAGCTTCAAATAAAAATGTAGATGAAAGAAAAGCAGCAATCATAGCAGCTGAAAGAATAACAGGCCTAAAAGGAAAGGCGGCAATAGATAAACTAAAAGAGACTTCTAAAGAAATTAGGCAAAGAGCATATAACACAGCACCAAAAGATATTCAAGATTCTATTACAAAAATTCAAAATTTTGGAAAAAACCAATTACACTCTGGATTAAATATTGCAAAAAACTTAAATACAAATATAAAAAATATAGATTCTGCAATAGATAATGAGAAAACAATATCTGATGAAGATAAAAAGTTTGCAAAATTTTCTTACAAAGTTATAAAAGAATGTAAACAGAGTAAAGATACTAATAGCTGTATTAGAGAAAAATTAAAAAAAGCAGGTGAAGAAACGGGAGATGATAGAGTTTGTAAACTTGTTGTTATGGCTTCAAAGGCGGCCATAGCTGCTGGTGATAAAAACGCAGAAAAAGCATTGAATAAACATTATTCAATAGCAGAACAAGCTGGAAATTCTTTAATGGAAATATTACCTGAAAGTCCTCAATTAATGGGTGGTTTAATGCAAAAATTAGCAGCAGCTTTTCCAATTAAAACGTGTATGGAAGGTGAAGAATTCATGTGTATTGATGGTATGAAAGTTACGCAAAAAACTTTACAAAGTGTTTTCGGAGTTGATTCATACGATAAACTTCAACAAGGATTAAAATTAAAAAAATTACCAAATGGGGAAACTATATTGGTATATACAGCAAAAGGTGGAAAAAATGAAATTCCAATAGGATTAGTGCAAGCTAGGCAAAAAGGTAAAGGTTACGAAGGAACTGTTGGGTTTGAAATAGCTTGTAATGATGATTTCGCATATGCAATAGCAGAAGCAAATAGAAAAAATGGAGATACTTCAAGCACTAATGAAAAAGCCAGAATAGCAATTAATAATAGACTACAAAGTAGGAAAAATAAAAAATAATAGATGAATACTCAACTTCTGTGTCTTTTCACTACTAAATCAGATTTGGATAGGTCAATTCAATTTATATTAGATAACTATAAATTGACTAATTCAAATGTTTTTGTATTGGAAAGCCGGCTAAGGCCAGAAGAAGCCTTTATTACTTTCAATGTAGAGAAGGGTGCTACTGCAATAAATTCCGAATGGAAAACGATATTAGTACATAGAAAAAAGCAAACTAACACAATATATACCATCAATGCCCTCAACGAAGTTGTTAAATCCAAAACAGGCGGACAGATAGATAACTCCTTCGTAATAGATTGGGAAGAATTTCATAGTTCAATATTAACTACATCCAATGCCGGCTATAAAAAAATACCAACAAAGGTATTTAAAACATTTTCTGTATTAGATTTGGAAAAGTAATTTATTTTACTTACATTAGTGTTATGAAAGAAAAAAAGCCATCAAAGCAGTTTAAAGCAATAGAGGTACATTGTACTAATCCAAATGATATTTTTAGTGATAATAGATTAGAAATATCTAAAGCAATAGTTGAAGCAATAGATTTTGCTCTAAAAAATAAAAGAAAGAAGGTTGTATTTGCACAGGTAATTATAAAAAATATTATGGCAGTCACACTTTCGGTTGAAAAAAGAGAATTTATGGATTTGTTAAATCAAAACTTAGAAATATTAGTGGAATTAGAAGAATACGAAATGTGTGCATTGATTATGAAACTTAAGAATAAACTTACTAAAACCACAAAAAAAGTAGATGAAGAAATTGAAATGGTTATATAATTCAATCAGTTATTTTTTTAATAACCAAAACTATAAAAATGGCCAGAAAAACTGATGTAGAAATTTATATGGGAGGAGGAAATAATTTAGTTTTAAAAACTACAAAGTTAGTAGAACTAAGAGATAAATTAGAATTAAGTGTTTCAAATAAAGAAACAATTTTTTTAGATGTAAATATTAAAGCTGATTTTGAAAACATAGATGAAAAGTATCACACAACATTTATGCAGATGCTGACAGCAAGATATGGTGGAATAGTAAAATGTTATGATAACGTATCACCATTTATTGATACAACACAAAAAAAGAGAAGATGGTGGCAATTTTGGAAAAGTTGATTTTTTAACAATTAAATATAACAGTTATGACTTTAAAAAGTTTTGCAAAAATCGCTACATCTAACACAGATGAGCAAAAAATTGAAATTGATGAAAATCTTACAAACGATGTAGATATGGATAATGATGATAGTGGTGTTGATACCGCTTCTCGCTTTGAAGAATCCAACTCTGAAGTAATTAGGGAAATGGAGGAACAATATCCAGAAATGACGGCGGAATATAAAAGAATTATGAATGCCGGATATGAGACATTTTGTTTGAAAATGTCAAATTATGGTGTGGATAATATCTCTTTGGGTTCTACATTGGAAAGAGAAGAAGATAGAAAACTATCCCTAATTGGACTTTGGTTCAGGGTATCAGATAAAATACAACGTCTAAAGCAAATGACAGTTATCGGTAAAAGGGATAATGTAGGAGAGGCTGCTACAGAAACGTATCAAGATTTATCTATATATTCAATTTTGGCCCAATTAGTCACCTCTGGTAAGTGGGGAAAATAACCCATTTTTTGTCTCAAATTTACTACATTTTTGATACAAAAATAAATTTGGTAAATTACAAAAAAAGTCGTATATTACAGTAGTAAAACGAAAAAAGGTTATATTTAGATACATAGGATATCGCGATAGAACCTTAAACTTTAAACACTTTTTTTAAACTTTAAATTTTAATCACAATGGACATTTCATTGGCATTAAAGCGCTTTCAGTCGCTTCAATCAAACACAAAAAAGTCGGACTCAATTTTCAAACCGGCTAACGGAAAATCGGTAATTCGTATAGTTCCGTACAAGTTCAACAAAGACATTCCTTTCATTGAACTTTATTTTCACTACAATATTAATAACAAAACCTATCTCTCTCCAATGTCATTTGGTAGACCTGACCCAATCGTTGAGTTTGCAGAAAAACTTAAACGTACAGGTGATACCGATGATTGGAAAGCAGGTAAGAAGATGGAGCCAAAACTCCGCACTTTCGTACCAGTTATTGTAAGAGGTAAAGAAAACGAAGGTGTTAAATTTTGGGGATTTGGTAAAACCGTTTATCAGGACATTTTAGGTTATATTGCAGATCCTGATTACGGAGATATTTCTGACCCAATCAATGGCAGAGATGTTGTATTGGAAGTACTTTCAGCAGAGGAAACTAACAAATCTTATCCAACTACTAACATCCGTATCAAACCTTCAACATCTAAGTTGAGTGATGATCCAGCGGTTGTAAAAGACCTTTTGGAAAACCAAAAGAATATCACCGAATTGTACGAAGAACTTTCTTACAATGAGTTGAAAGGTATATTGGAAAGATGGTTAAATCCTTCATCTACTCCATCGGAAGATGATGATGAAATTGTAGAGGAATTAGAAGCTCCAAAACCACAACCAAAAGTGGTAACTAAAGCAGAACCAAAATCAGTTGTTAATGACCTTCCTTGGGAAAAATCAGAAGAGTCTCCTAAGAAGAAAGCAACCGATGATGTAGCATCTGCATTCGATGATTTATTTAATTCGTAATGGCATATCTTTATAGACATATCAGATTAGATAACAATACTCCATTTTATATCGGAATTGGTAATGATATATCTTATAAAAGATCTAAATTAGCAAAATGCAGAAATATATTTTGGAAAAGAATTGTTAATAAAACTGAATATGAAATTGAAATTGTATTAGATAACTTAACTTGGGAAGAAGCTTGTAAAAAAGAAAAAGAGTTTATTAAACTTTATGGACGTAAAGATTTAGGACTTGGAACTTTAACAAATTTAACCGATGGTGGAGAAGGGCAATTTAATCCTTCAAACGAAACTAGACTTAAAATGAAATATGTTAAATCTAAAGAACATAGAGAAAAATTAAGTATAGCTAAGTTGGGTGAAAACAATCCATTTTTTAATAAGAAAAGAAAAGAGCATAGTATTTGGATGAAAAATAATCATCCAAACAAAAAGAGTATTTTACAACTTGATAAAAACGGAAGTTTTATTAAAGAGTGGGAATCTGCTAGAAAAGTTTATCAAATACTAAACATTGAGTACAAAAACATATCAGCATGTTGTTATGGAAAGAGAAAAACTGCTGGTGGATATGTTTGGAAATTTAAAAATTAAAAGTTATGGCCAAAAGAGAAGAGGACTTAGCAAGTATTCTTGCTGATTCCCTAAACAAACAAAACAAAGAAGGACGTATCGCTTACTTTCTTAATGATGGTGGCGGAGATGCACCTACTAATGTTAAAGATTGGTTATCCACAGGAAATGCACTATTAGATGTAGCCATTTCCAACCGACCCTATGGTGGATTACCAGTAGGCCGTATAGCAGAAATAACGGGTTTAGAGCAGAGTGGAAAATCTCTGCTCTCTGCCCATCTGTTAGCTGAGACACAAAAGAAGGGTGGAGTAGCCGTTCTGATTGATACTGAAACTGCCGTTAATAGGGAGTTTTTTGAAGCAATTGGAGTGGATATATCTAAATTACTTTATGTATCAGTAGATACGGTTGAAGCAATATTTGAGTCCTGTGAAACAATTATTGAAAAAGTCAGAACAGGAGATAAGAACAGATTGGTAACTATTGTAGTTGATTCAGTTGCAGCGGCATCCACCAAAAAGGAGTTGGAAGCAGATTACGATAAAGATGGATATGCAACAGATAAAGCAATCATCATTTCCAAAGCAATGCGGAAGATTACAAATATGATTGGTAGACAAAACATTTGTTTAGTATTTACAAATCAACTTCGTCAGAAAATGAACGCAATGGCATTTTCAGACCCTTGGACAACATCAGGCGGTAAAGCATTAGCATTTCATGCTTCTGTTAGATTACGCCTAAAATCAATGGGACAACTAAAAGTTGGTGAGAAAATTGTTGGTATCAAAGTTAGAGCACAGGTTGTTAAAAATCGTTTAGGACCACCACTAAGACATGCCGATTTCAATATCCTATTCGATAGAGGTATTGATAATTTCGGTAGTTGGTTGGCAGTTATGAAAGATAACAAATTAGTAAAGCAAGCAGGTGCTTGGTATGAATACATTGATACAGATACAGGCGAAGTTATTAAATTCCAATCAAAAGATTTTCCAGAAATTTTACAAAGAGAAGATTTAAGAGACCAAATTTATCGTAAGATATGTGAAGTTTCTATATTACAATACAAAAATTCATCCAATACGGAAGAAGTTGAAATCTCAACGGACGTTACAAATGAGTCAGATTAATAAAAAATACATTGATATTCTCAATGAAATAAGCAAAGAACACGAAGAGTTGAATACGTTACATCGTAATTCTAAAACTCTAATTATTGATGGTCTTAATACCTTCATTCGTTCGTGGTCAACTGCACCAAACCTTAATGATAATGGTGATCATATCGGTGGCATAGTCGGTACTTTAAAGAGTATTGGTTATGCCATTCGTTTGATTAACCCTACAAGAGTTATTATCGTATTTGATGGTAAAGGTGGTGCAAAGAGCAGACAAGAAGTTTACGCAGGATATAAGGCGGATAGAGGTAAAAACAAAATCCGCCTTAATCGTGCTTATACGGATTTGATGAACGAAGAAGATGAACAGGTAAGTATGAAACGTCAAATGTTCGCATTGGGTGAACTACTCACCACTCTACCCGTCACCACAATGGTTTACGATGGAATAGAGGCAGATGATGTTATGGCATATATTACCACACAATTACGGAAAGATGGTGATAAAGTGTTCCTAATGAGTTCTGATAAGGACTTTTTACAATTAGTCAACAAAGATGTTTCAGTATATTCACCTTCTAAAAAGAAAATCTATAATATCGCAGAAGTTATTGAAGAATTTGGTATTCATCCACATAACTTTATCAATTTCCGAATGATGGATGGGGATAAATCGGACAATTTAGAAGGAGTTAATGGGTTGGGTATTAAAACAATCATTAAGAACTTTCCAATTCTTACAGAGGAAACCGTTCATACTACCGAATCTATGATTGAATATGTAGAGAGTTTACCAAAAAAATCAAAAGCACATGAGATGTTTTTGAATCATTTGGTAATCTGCGAAAGAAATCGTAGATTAATGCAGTTATCAGAACCAGAGTTCAGCGGAAATATCAGAATGAAAATATTAGACAGATGGAATGAACCAACTACAAAATTTGATAAGCAAATGTTTTTCAAATTAGGTTTGAAACATAAAATGTTAGAAGGATTCAAAGATATTAATGATTGGTTACAAAGCACATTTTCGTATATTAAACAATTTTAAATTATGGCAGACAAATTAGCAAAACCATTGGGAGATAGAGTTCTCCTATCAGTTACAGAAGAAAAAGAAAAAACAATTGGTGGAATTATCATTCCAGATTCAGCAAAGCAAGATGATGTAAAAACTGCAATAGTAGAATCTGTTGGACCAGGTCTTTATACACAAAATGGGACAGCAATTCCAATGACCGTTTCAGTTGGTGATGAAGTTATCATACCACCGTACAATCAGGGACAGACAGTAAAAATGAATGGGAAAGAATATCTTTTATTAAGAGAATCGGAAATTTTAATGATAATAAAATAATTTATTATGAAATGTATTCAGGCAGTTAAAGAAGGAAAATACTCTAATATTGGTGATATTAAAAGGGTAGATAATTTAGATGCGATGCAAAAAGTTGATTCAGGATATTGGAAATATGTTCCAAAATCGGAATGGAAATCAGCAACCCGTAAACCAAAAGAAGAAACGAAAGAAGAAGTTGTTGAACAAACAGTTTCTGAAAAACAATTAAATAGAAAGAAAAATAAAAAATAATGGAAGCAATAGATACGTTAGTAAAATATGGGACATCGTATCAAACAAAAGTAGTTGCTTCTCTTATATCTGATGCAAAGTTTTTAGAACAAGTATATGAGATAACCAAACCAAACTTTTTTGAGTCGCAAGCAAACCAATGGGTGGTTGGAGAAACGCTTAAATATTTTAATGAGTTTAAGACATCTCCTTCAATGGAGATATTCAAAATTAGGGTAGCGGATATAGAGGATAAGGTTTTGAAGCAGACTGTAATAGAGCAGTTGAAAGGAATCTATCTACAAATTGGGACAGAAGATTTACCTGCAATCAAAAAAGAATATCGTAAGTTTGCTAAAAATCAGAGGGTAAAGGATGCCCTACTCAAATCCGTTGACCTTCTAAAAGGTGGAGAATACGATAAAATTATAGATACAATGAACGCCGCATCCAAAGTGGGTGAGGAAGTTGATTTGGGTTTAGATTATATCGCCAACTTTGAGTCTATAATGGATGATGTTAAGCGTGACTCTGTATCTACCGGATGGGAAGTTATTGATGACCTTATGGATGGTGGATTGGGACCTGGTGAATTGGGTGTTGTAATGGCACCATCCGGTATCGGTAAGAGTTGGTTTCTATCTAAAATAGCTTGTTCGGCATTGAAAAAAGGAATAAATGTTTTACACTATACCTTAGAGTTATCGGAAAATTATGTAGGACAACGATATACTACAATTCTTTCAGGTGTTCAAACATCCGAACATAAAATGAAAAAGGATGAAATTATAAAGAAGATTAAACAAACTCCAGGTAGAGTAATCATCAAATATTATCCACCGCAATTCGCATCAGCAAAGACACTATCAGCACACATTGAAAAAGTTAAAGTAACTGGTTTTAATCCTCAGATTATTATTATTGATTATGCTGATTTATTAAAATCAGCTGATAAAGGTAGAGATGGATTATATGCTGAATTAGGTGGTATCTATGAGGAATTGAGAGGTTTGAGTGGTGAGATGGGAATTCCAATTTGGACGGCAACCCAAACGAATAGAGCAGCAATAGACCACGAAGTTATTCAAGCAGATAGTGTTGGCGACTCCTATAAGAAAGTTCAGACAGCAGATTTTATTATGAGTGTGAGTAGAAAGACCAAAGATAAATTATCTAATACAGGTCGTATTCACATTGTAAAGAACCGATTTGGACCAGATGGTATGACTTTCCCTGCGAAGATTGATACATTTCATGGTATTATGGATGTATTTTCAGCAACATCGGCCGATGGTATCATATCAACAAAAGAAAGTAAGAGTGGTGAAAGTTTAGAGAAAAAACTACTACATAAGAAATATGTGGAAAATATGGGAGTTATTATAGGTTTAATACTTTCAAATGCATTTTTATTCCTACAATGAGTGAAGTAAGAGATTACATAGTTGAAGAAACTACATTCAATCATTCCGTAAGAAAGTTCCTTAAAAAATGGCACTATTCCGATTATGTAAACATTCAGGCAAAACATACATTTTGTCTTTTCAAAAACGGAAAGTTTGGTTTGCCGGAAATGATTGGTGTTTGTATTTACACACGACCAGCCGGCCCATCCGCAGGACAAACATATCACCCAACGGCACCTGATAAGGTTTTAGAATTACGAAGATTATGTTTGATTGATGCAACTCCAAAAAACGCAGAGTCATATTTTGTAGCAAGGACCTTAAAATGGTTGAAACGAAATACTGATTGGGAATTTGTAATATCATATGCGGATGAGGAACAAGGTCATACAGGTGTGATATACAGAGCATCTAATTTTAAGTATTTGGGTAAAACCAAATCAGGAAAAACATTGGAAGTTGATGGTAAACTATTTCACATAAGAACTTTATCAATGTTAGATAGACCCTATGGTGTTGAAATAAATAAAAGATATAAGGAAAAGGATGAAGGTGTTAAAATAATAGAAACACTACCGAAGCACATTTATACTTATGATTTAAGAGGGAAATAAATATCAAAAAAACAGAAAAATGATAAATAAATATTTTTTCAAAAAACCTAAAATTAACTAAAGAAAATGGGAGTCTTTATGTTCATACCCCATATTTATCTTTACTTTCTTCAGGTTTCCTGAAAAAAATATTTACTCACTTTATAAAAAATTTACAAACAAAATGGACATTTCACAAAAAATTTTATCGGACATTACGGTGTATATGAAATATGCAAAATATATACCAGAATTAAAAAGGAGAGAAACATGGGATGAGTTGGTGACCCGTAATATGGATATGCATATTAAAAAATACCCACAATTAGAAAATGAGATAAGAGAGAACTACAAATTGGTGTACGATAAAAAAGTTCTACCATCAATGCGTTCAATGCAATTCGCAGGAAAACCTATTGAAATCAGCCCAAACAGAATTTACAATTGCGCATATGCACCTGCAGATGATTGGAGAGTATTCGCAGAAATTATGTTTCTACTTTTAGGTGGAACAGGTGTAGGGTATTCAGTACAAAAACATCATGTAGAACAACTACCTGAAATAAGAAAACCAAATGCAAATAAGACTAGAAGATTTCTAATCGGAGATAGTATTGAAGGTTGGGCAGATGCAATACAAGTTTTGGTCAAAGCATATTTCTTTGGTGGAAGTAAACCACAATTTGATTTCAGAGATATACGCCCAAAAGGAGCAAGATTAGTCACATCAGGTGGTAAGGCACCCGGTCCCCAACCCCTAAAAGAATGCCTGATAAAATTAGAAGGAATATTAGATGCAAAAAATGATGGTGAAAAACTAAGACCAATAGAAGTTCACGATATGATTTGCCACATTGCAGATGCAGTATTGGCAGGGGGTATTCGTAGAGCAGCACTTATCTCTCTATTTTCAGCAACCGATGATGAAATGATTAGTTGTAAAGCCGGTGCATGGTGGGAACACAATCCACAAAGAGGTAGAGCAAATAATTCTGCAGTTCTTATGAGACATAAAATTGATAAAGAATACTTTATGGATTTGTGGAAAAGAATTGAAGCAAGTAGAGCAGGTGAGCCGGGTATCTATCTTTCAAACGATAAAGATTGGGGAACTAATCCTTGTTGTGAAATTGCATTGAGACCTTTCCAATTCTGCAATCTATGTGAAGTAAATGTATCAGATGTAGTTGACCAAAACGATTTGAACGAAAGAGTTAAAGCAGCATCATTCATCGGAACCCTGCAAGCAGGATATACTGATTTCCACTATCTTCGTCCAATTTGGCAGAGAACAACTGAAAAAGATGCACTCATTGGAGTAAGTATGACAGGTATCGGTAGTGGCACGGTTTTAAAATTAAATATGAAAGAAGCTGGAAAGATTGTAAAAGAAGAAAATGTAAGAGTAGCAGATATATTAGGTATCAATCACGCAGCAAGAACTACAACTGTAAAGCCAGCAGGAACTACATCTTTAACATTAGGAACATCATCAGGTATACACGCATGGCACAATGATTACTATATTCGTAGAGTAAGAGTTGGTAAAAACGAATCAATCTATACATACCTCTTAATAAATCATCCTGAAATTATAGAGGATGAATATTTCAGACCGCACGATACGGCAGTAATCGGTATTCCACAAAAAGCACCAGAAGGTTCAATTTTCCGTACTGAGTCACCAATACAACTATTAGAAAGAGTTAGAAAGGTTCATAATGAGTGGATTAAACCCGGCCATAGAAGTGGAAACAATACACACAATGTATCAGCAACCGTTTCTGTAAGAGATCACGAATGGGATGCTGTAGGTGAGTGGATGTGGGAAAATAGAGATGCATATAACGGATTATCGGTTCTTCCCTATGATGGAGGAAGTTATACCCAAGCTCCTTTTGAAGATTGTACAAAAGAAGAATACGAAAGATTAATGGCAACATTACATGGTGTGGATTTGAGTCAGGTTGTTGAAATAGATGATAATACTGATTTAGCAGGTGAATTAGCCTGTGTAGGAAACCAATGTGTTGTAGTATAATGGAATATGATAGAGAAAATGAATTATATTATTTGGAAAATGGTAAGGTGGTATTTACTCCAATTTACCACATCCAACGAGGTAGTTGCTGTGGCAATAAGTGCCGGCATTGTCCTTATGACCCGAAAAACTTAAAAGGTAATATTAAATTAGATGATGTATGGGAGAAAATCAATCGGCAAAAAACAAAGAGTTGACAGAACAAATTAGAGAAGAAAAACAAAAACCAAAAGGACCTATTAAGTTCCAAATTCAATTAAACGAAGAACAAAAAGTAGCAAAAGATAAAATACTTAATAATGCAATAACCGTATTAAGTGGTAAAGCAGGTAGTGGTAAAACACTATTAGCATGTCAAGTAGCATTGGATTTATTATTCAAAAAAGTAATAAAAAAGATAATTGTTACTCGTCCAACGGTAAGTAAAGAAGAAATCGGTTTCCTACCCGGTGATTTAAGAGAGAAGATGGAACCGTGGATGCAACCAATATATTCTAATTTTTATCAACTTTATAATAAAGATAAGATAGATGAAATTCTAGCCAAAGGTATGGTTGAAATTGTACCGGTAGCATTTATGAGAGGAAGAACATTTTTGGATAGTTTTGTAATTGTAGATGAAGCTCAAAACTGTACGCATGACCAAATGGAAATGATTGTATCTCGTTTAGGCATTCGTTCAAAAATGGTAATATGTGGAGATACGCAGCAGGTAGATTTGAAGCAAAGAGGTGAAAGTGGATTTAAGTTTTTATTATCAGCAGCAAAACGAATAAAAGATATGGATAGTGTAGCCTTATTAGTAAATCATAGACATTCCGTAGTTGATGCACTATTAGAAGAATACGAAAATTTCAAAGAAAATAAAACAAAATAAAATGATAACATTAAAAAAGTTTTCCGCAACGTGGTGTTCACCTTGCAGAGCACTAGCACCTGTATTTGAATCCGAAATCAAACCAATGTTCAAAGGAAAAGTAAACTTTGAAGAAATTGACGTTGATACTAATCCAGATGAAACAATTAAGTACAATGTTACATCAGTTCCGACAGTAATCATTGAAAAAAATGGTGTATTATTAGAAAGATATTCAGGCGCAAATTCAAAATATACTTATATCAATGCTTTAAATGAGCATATAAAGTAATTTGGAAATCCCAAAAAAATTAGTTATATTAGATTATGTTACGAGGAGAAGCGCATCCCATGCACAAATTAACCGATGACCAGGTTACACAAATACGTGAACTTTGGAAAATCGGACATCGGAATATTAAAGTATTAGCTAGAAATCATAAAGTATCTCCTGCTAACATAAAGCTTATTGTCAAAAATAAAACGTGGACTCATCTACTAAAATGGCCATATGAAGTTACAAGATAAAAATTATTGTGATGTTTCAAGAGTTAGCGTTAGAGAGATTAGTCCAACTATTGCAAAAGAAATAATAGTTAAAAAACACTATACGCATGCTTGGACTATGTGTAGATATTCATTGGGTATCTTTTATAGAACCGATGAAGTAAATGCATTGGGTGATAATGAAAAACTTATAGGTTGTTTGGTATATGGTTTTCCAGTTGGAGCTAGAGCAGCAACATCAATTTCAGAATTACTTACAAAAGATAATGTATTAGAACTTACCCGTCTTTATTGTGATGATGGATATGGTTCTAATATTGAAAGTTACGCAATCGGACAATCATTCAAATGGTTCAGAGAAAACGATAAAGCCATTAAGGTCCTCATTTCCTACGCAGATAATGGGCAAGAACATTTAGGAGGTATCTATCAGGCAACTAACTGGATATATCAGGGAATGAACACAGAAATTGCTCTAATGCCAAACTATGGTATATCTCTAACAAAAGACCCATACGATTGGATCCACAGTCGGACAGTATTCTCAATGTGGGGTAGTGGTAATCTGGAACATCTTCGTAGAGAAATCGGAAAGCAAGGTTACAAAGAATTTTGGAGAAGGGAAGAACCACCAAAGCATAGATACGTTCAAATCATTACAGGCGATAAAAAAGAGAAAAAAGCACTTCTAAAATCTCTCAAACACGAAATTCGTCCCTATCCAAAAAATGCAAGGGAATTTAACAAAGAAAATGAACATCATTTAACAATAGCACCCGAAACTGAATTAGCAAGTAAGTTTTGGTAATTTCATATAT